CTGGCGCTCAGACTGTTGATACTGTTGCTTTGGTTGCTGGCGATCGAGTCTTAGTTAAGAACCAAGGCACGGCAACCCAAAACGGTATTTATACAATTGCTGCTGGCGCTTGGGCTAGATCGACAGATTCCGACACTTGGGCAAAACTTCCAGGTGCTTTTGTATTTGTTGAGCAAGGTTCTCAAGCAGATAGCGGTTGGGTGTGCACAGTTGATGCTGGCGGAACTCTTGGTTCAACCAATGTCACATTTGCTCAATTCTCAGGAGCTGGCACTTACGTTGCTGGTACTGGTTTAACTTTAACGGGCAACTCGTTTGCTGTCAACTTTGGTACTGGCGCAACTCAAGCCGCTGCGGGCAATCATACTCATACTGGTTTATCTCGCAGTTCTTCTATTGGTTGTACCGCTGCCACAAGCACGGTAGTAACTCATAACTGGAATACTCGTGATATCCAGGTAGTAATTCGTGATAACTCTACGCCTTACGCGCAGGTGTATGCGGACGTGGAGTATACAAGTGTCAATGTGATTACTATTAACTTCGCAGTTGCTCCGACACTAAATCAATATCAGATCTTACTAATAAACGTCAACTAATCTAAAGAAGGGGTACGCTCATGGCTAAATTTCTATCACCAGAAAGTGGGTTGACCCCTACTTTACCCGAACATTTCGCAACAAAAAACTATGTCGATACGTTAAATCATACCGGCGATGTTACTGGCAGTATTGCTTTGACGATCGCAAATTCCGCCGTGTCTTTAATAAAACTAGCGAATCTTCCAGCCAACACGATGATCGGGAATGATACTGCTGGCGCACTTACCCCGAAAGCCTTAACGATCACGGAAGTCAAGACGTGGTTGGGGATAACTGATGGGGCATATCTGCCCATCGGTGGGGGAACGTTGACAGGGCCGTTGATTCTCTCGGCTGGAAATAACTTGACTATCGGTGGCGGTCAAATTATTGGCCCAGCAGGCATAACGGGTCTACAAATATATCCAAACAGTACAACGGGATATGGCGCTCTTTATGGCGACTCCAATGGGTCTACAGGATTTGTTGCATACAGTCAAACCCATGCAACCAAACCAGGAAGAGTTGAAATACTTGTTGGTTCAGCGCCGGCAGTAACAATATTACCAACGAGCGGCAACGTCCTAGTAGGCACGACTACAGATAGGGGACAGAAGTTACAGATACGAGGACCTCAGGACACAAATTGGGGCCAAGTTAGAATAGAAAGTTTAACTAATGCGGCTGGACTATCTTTCTATGCACCAAATGGGTCGGACACGGTTAATGACAGAAATTGGGCCTTTCAAAGTAACTATAGTTCAGTAGGATTTTTCGAAATATTTCGTAGCGCAAGTCCTTCAACTGCTCCTACAACACCTGTCATGGCATTGACAGGAGCTGGTAACGTACTCATCGGGACAGTTACTGATAGCGGAACGAAAGTTCAAATAGTTGGTAGCATCTTGTTGAAAGGTTCCGGTGCTCTAGCCTCACAAAATATTAGTTTTTCTCGCAACGATGGTTCTATCAAAGCTGTCATTGGTAGTTACTACAATAGTGCCGATGAAGGTAATCTGGAGTTCATAACTGGTACAAGTACCACCAAAGTCGTGATTAACAGCTCTGGGAATATGCTTATTGGAACCACCGCTGATAGGGGAAAGAAGTTAGTTGTCACGGCAGATAGTGGTGATGGTATTTTTATTCTTGGCGGTCAACAGACATGGGCGGATAATCAGCCAACTGCAATCATCATGGGCATTCAGACCGCAAATTATTCGAGCCGAATATTGAATTACACGAATTGGGGTGGAACAGTAGGAACACGCTTACAGATACAAACTCACGGTAATGCGAATGGAGTTTGGAATATTGGGTTATTCATTAATGAGACTGGGGCAGTCAGCATCGGGACCACAACATCAGTCACCGATGCTATCTTGACCGTTGCTGGTGGTATTACAGACGCTTTCAATGCAAGTCCAGTAAACATACCAAATGGACTCTCCTTGAAGAGTGGCTATGGTAGTGGTTATCTAACGTTCAAGGATAATGCTGGATCTCCAAAAGACCTAATCATCATATCAAGAAATCTTGGTATAAATGTTGGATTTTCACCTCCCGAAGCATTAACCATACAGGAAGGAAATATTCTAGTTGTAAATACTTATCCTGGAACTGGTCAAACAAGTTCGCCTAGATGGTTATTCTTTACAACAACTAATAGTGTTAATGGAAATGTAGCCGCCGCTGGAATAAAAGCCACATTTGGACGATTGGCCGATACAGATTTCAATTCTAATTTACTTTTCTTTACAGCGGGAGATAATGATCCATACGAGAGAATGCGGATTACGAATCTTGGAAATCTTCTCATCGGAACGACCACAGACAATACAACCTCTAAAGTACAGATATATCCTGCAACAGATATGGATGGTCTTACAATTCTTAATACGGCTAATATGACCGCACTAAAATTAACCAGAACCGATACTACTACTAGAACATGGGGGTTCGAGGTTAGCTCATTGGGAAATCTTAATATCTGGGATATGGGAACAAAGTTAGCTTTTTCTATTCAGAAAACTAATGGTTTCGTTGGAATAGGCACTAGTTATGCTCAGGCCACATTGGAATTGAGCAAATATGCAGATAATTCTGGTCCCGAATTAAGGTTTAGTTATCCGGCAGATCAAGCCGCCGGTGGATTTGCAAAGAACGTAGGAAAAATATCGTTCTGGGCTAATTTTGCCTCTTTGGAAATGGCGAGGATCGAAGCCAATACAGTTAATGAGTATGCCGCTGGAGATCTAAGGTTCTACACAAGGTTATCTTCAGCCTATTCACTAACTGAAAGACTAAGGATATACCAAGATGGAACTGTAGAAACGATGGGTCCAACTCGCATATACGAACAGACAGTCAATATCAGTCTAGCTGGAATTGCGGCTAATACTTGGTTTAGAGTGTCTGAATTTGACTTTGATGGCTATGTGGGATTTGTAACTCTTCAACTTAAACCTCAAGATACGGCACTCGGATACATCATATGGACTACTGCCTTTATACACTTGTATCCAGCTAATAATAGTGGATCTTATGTTGGAAAAAGAGCGGCATCAATAAATGGAACTACGGTAAGTAATGAGATACCAACAACGGAAAGTTATCATGTTAAGCCAACAGGAACTCCACCAAATTGTAGGTTCAAATTTGAGGCAAGTTATGATGAAGGAAAAGGTGTAGAAAATCCTACCAATCTATATATTATGGTTAGTAATATAACAGGGATTACAAGTAATAGTCCTTGTCTACTATTGAAAAGAGTATAAGGAGAAATAAATTATGACCGCAAGTTTTACGGTCCAAGGGGCGAACTTGAAGATTACCTTCACCTACACCGCACCACTGGCGCAGATGACAGATATCGCAACTGCCGCCGCTCACAAACTGTATGACCAGATGAACTTCATTCCTGGTAATGGGACACCTTCCAAACCGTTCGCTGATCTGACAGATGCCGAGAAACTGGCCCTTCTGGACGCGAGAATTGTCCAGGATTTTACCCAACTTGCAAAACAGTATTACATCGACTCAACCGTACAGGCGGCGAATGTAGCTGCGGTCAACAAGGCCAATACAGATTACACCTTACCTTAAGCAATAAATTAAAAATCTTGAAATGGAGAATGCACTAAAATGATCAGTACTACAGTAGGAAAAGTTCTTAACGCTTACAATGCTTTAGCTGAAATGGCCACCGTCCCGGTAGATGGGGATGTCGCCCTTACGATTTCTCTTAATATGAGTCGTATGAAGACTGATGTTGAAGAATTCGATAAGCGACGTAAACCTCTGGTTGATGAACTTCTGGTTCTTAATGACGATGGTTCAATCAAAGAATTTAAAAATCGGGCCAAATGGGACGAGTCGATTAAGCGGATGACTGATGTTAAGACCGACGTCAATGCAATTATGTTTGATGTCGATCGCATCAAGTCAATTCGAGGAATTACTGGCAGCCATATCAACGCTATAGAATGGCTTATCAATTTCCCGAAAGAGGAAAAACCTAATGATCCAATTAAGGAAGTTGCATAAGATAATTCTCATCTTTGGATTAATGTTGTTGGCAGGTTGTTCGTCAGTCACTCCAAACACTCAAGGAGTTTTGCCCAATCTGTCAACAACCATTCCATTTTCTTTACCGGAAGTGGACAAGTTAATAAAATCATTAGTCCAATTGAAAACTCAAGGGTCCGTAGTGTTGGTTTTAGAATCTTCAACTCCAACACTTACGGTTACCCCAAGTATTACTCCCTCTCCCACTTTAACAAACACCGCAACATCAACTAATACGCCCTCACCAAGTCCAACTTTAACTAATACCTCAACATCTACTTCGACAATTACCCTAACACTCTACACATCGACTCCGTCTTTTCAAGGATATTATGTGTCACCCAGTGGTAATGATTTGAGTAGTGGTTCAATAGACAATCCTTGGAAAACAATTCAGAGAGCACTAAATTCCTCTCATCCTGGAGATACGGTTTTAGTTCGTGGTGGAATTTATAACGAACGAATTAGTTTCCCTACTTCTGGTCTGGATAGTAACTATATAACATTGTCTCAGTATGCTGGCGAGCAAGTTATCGTCGATGGTTCTAATATTAATCTCAATTCTGGCGGATTAGTCCAAGTCTCAGGAAAGAACTTCATCAAAATAAACGGGATCATTGTAAAAAATTCCACTTATATTGGTATTAATATTCTATCCTCTAGTCATATTGAGATTAGTAATAATCAGATTCTGACTACTAACCATATTGGGATCACGGCGAACAGTTCAAACAATGTCCTTATTCGTGACAACACGGCAACTAATGTCCGATATTCATCAGGAATTTCCTCTTGGTGGTGCGATCAAATTACCATAGATCATAATACTGTGGTGAATGCGCACATTGAGTCTGAAGCAACTGGTGGTCATGAGGAAAGTATTTCCGTGGCATCGACCACCAATTTCACGGTTAGTCGTAATAATGTGTCAATGTCTGGACAAAGTGGCCAACTAGGTAACGAGGGAATTGACGTAAAAGAGTCGAGTCGCAACGGATTAGTCCATCACAATTATATCCACAACTTCTCAAACGAAGGTGGTGGTTTGTATATTGATGCCTGGACTGCGGGTCTCAATGGAACGATGACATTGAGTGGTATAAAAGTTTACAATAATAAACTTTCCAATACTTATAATGGCATTCTAATCGGATCAGAGCAAGGTGGAATTGCTGAGAATATTGATGTATTCAATAATGTAGTCTATAATACTGGTTCTACTGGCATTGGTATTCCTGGTCGCACTGGGGATGGATTACGTCGTAATATCAACATCTATAACAACACCATCTACAAAGCACAATATAATGGCGGAGCAGGAATCTACATAACGACTAGTAAGATAAGTAATATTACTATCAAGAATAACATTGTATGGTTCAATGGCACTAATGGTGGAATCACAACCTTTAATGCGTCTATACTTATCAATATTCAAGTTAGTAATAATATTGTCTTTGGCAGTCGATCGTGCTCGGTTCTTTATCCTGGTTGTGTTCAATTAAGTGCAACTTATGTTGATCCAAAGTTTGTCAGTACGTCAGACATGCGATTACTGTCTAATTCTCCAGCCATTGGTGCTGGGGTAGAGACTTACAATCTTGAGACTGACTTTCTGGATAATCTTCGTCAAGGCAACGATGTTGGTGCTTATCAATACAAACTAAAATAAAAGGAAAAACTAATGGACCAACTCCAAACTCTAGGTAGTAAATTAATGAATATTTTGGGGATTGGCATTGGCAATCTCCCCGTTAAGATTGAAGGCATTGACGTTTCCTTATGGAACGAACCAATCGATTGGAAAGAAGTAGGAACTGATCCACGTAACTTTCGTTTTGGTTGGGTTAAATGTGGCGAAGGAACTTTAGCCAGAGGCGAACCTGGTGCGTATGATTACTCAATCTATGAGCGCCAGATGCAAGGAATGGAATCGATCAAAATGGTAGCAAACGCCTACTGGTTTTGGTATTACCATCTGCCCTGGACATTAAATCCTAATGCTCCTGGTGGTTATGATTTCATGCTACTCGATCCAACAGTGCAAGCCCAGGCTTTTGTAGACTCAATGGGTCCATTTGCCAACACCCATCCTCTACTCGATATCGAAGACATGTATGTCGGGCAATTTCTAGTTTGGTATGTTGAAACAGACACGGTTGAGCAACGGACTAAGAAGATTAATTCGGCCATATCATTTGGCAGAAAAGTTAACAAATCTCTTGAGAAATTCTTCCGTGAAGTTTGGCGTTTGTCTGGTAAGAAACCAGATGGCTATACAGGCGATTGGTGGCTTAGTAAGATTACTAAGTTACTTATCGACAATGGTTATGGCAATGAAGTCAAATGGATGGAAGAATTCAATTGGTACTTAGCCGATTATTACACTCCTGATGGATTGGCAGTTTCTCCTGGATTAGACATCAATAAGATCATTGCATGGCAGTATGCCTCAACCGTTCCAGGCAAACCGATTAAAGGTTTCTTGCATGGAGATCGAGTAGATCTTGCTATGTGGTGTCAATCTCAAGAATTTTATGATGGTTGGTCTAGTGGACAAGTCATTACTCCACCTACTATTCCTCCAACCATTCCACCAGTAACTGGAGGAAACGTGACAACTCTTTGGAATACTAGTGTTAAGCAAACCGAAAGACCAGTATGGTTGACTCTACGTGGTGATCAAATCCTAAATGCTAACCCAACCACAATGGGTATTAGTGGTGTCATTCTTCCAATGATGGACATGTCTATCTGGAATGGATCACATATGGTATTGACGCCAGAAGCAACTTTTAAAGGTCGTGTCGATCTTTTGAAGAATGTGTATAAACTTTTGGTTGCTGGCAAAGTTAAACTTAGCGCAGAATATTGGTTACGTGAAGGCCATGGTTCAGACGAAGTTGAACGTCAATTAGCTGATATTCGTCAGAATCAGGCCTTAAAGATTGTCATCGACCAATGGCACGACGGGCCGTGGACTTGGGACGATGTGTTGAGCAAAAAGGGTAAATGGTTACCTATCGATTATCTCGAATTAGAGATGACCGATATAAATGGCAATACACCTGCTTTAGCCAACGATTTTTGGCAAGCCCTAACCTTCCAGCATATTATTAACCCATTGAAGATGCTACGGGATTCTGGCAATATTCCTAATATTCCCTTAGTTCTTTACACTGGTCCCTGGTGGTTGGCGATGTATCCGAGTGGCATGGTAACTCAAATCCAGAATCGAGCATCATGGTTGTATCTTCGTCTTGGCGATTATACTCTTTCCTCCACCGCGACGTTCAATACCATTCAAGAAATTACTGCATTTCGTCCGGAAGAAACTTTCCGTTTTGGAAAATGGCAGGATAAACTTCTTGGCGATGGCTCTGTGCAAAAATGGACTTTACCATTAGGTATGGAGAAGCGAGTTATTTTGCATGAGTATACAGGTGCCACAGATGATGGCGGACAGAAATGCCAGCAAATCCTAGACTCTAATCGGCTTCCCGGAAAGGTTAATTTGTCGTTATTCTTCGACACTAAGGTGCAACAGGATGCCTTTTTTCAAGGTAAACCATCAGTTCCTCCAGTTCCTCCAGTTCCGCCAGTTCCTCCAGTTCCGCCAGTTCCTCCCGTGGATACAGAAGATGTGATTGCTTTAAAAGCAAAGATTGTCGATCTAGAAAGTCAGTTAGTAACTGAACGTGCTAAATTAGAAGAATCTAAATCCATTGCATCGACGCAAGCATCAACAATAACTCAATGGGAAACTTGGTATAAATCCAAGTCATTCTAAGATATATTAAAATAAGAGGATAAAATGGATGAGTCGCCCTTGAGTATTGCACAGATAGCCACCGTTATATTTGGTGTTCTGATCGTGTATGAACAGCTCATGATATACATATTAGATCGCAAAGAATGGAAAAGAGCACTGAATGCATCGTCATGGGCGGTTCATCTATTAATTTTCTATACTTTGGTATTTTTAGATGCTACTAATGTGATTGATGTGCATGTTAATGCCCCACATCTATTCACTATATGGTCGCCGTATTTGCGTTTGCATAGTGCTGTAGCATTCTATTTGGTTACACGATCGACACACACCTTTATGCTATTGAACAAAAAATTCTTGCTAATCAGAGCTAAGTTTAGCATAAAAGGAGAAATAGCTAAATGACGATAACACCAGAAATGCAAGTGATCATTTCTATATTAACCATAGTCTCTGGCTTTGTCATTAACTGGTTCTCCAATAAGAATAAAATCGCTGAATTGAAATTGTCTCAAACACAATTAGAGCAAAAATTTCAACTCGATAAAGAAAAAGCTGACCAAGAAAAAAGAAAGAGTGATGCCGACTTGTCGGATCAGTTTCTTGATATTGCCACGGCAGCTGGGGAACAAGTAATTTCTAGGGATTTGACCATTAAAGAGAGAGATGCTGTTATCAAAACTCTACAAGTAGCTGTCGATAATTTACAAAAATCTGTAGCAACTTTAAATGGGCAAGTTACTAGTTTATTGGTCGACAAACGTAAACTCGAAGATGAGAGTATTCGCAAAGACGAACGAATTAGTGCTTTGGAACTCGAAAATCAAAGTCTAATAGATCGTGTAAAATTACTTGAAGATGAGATTAAAACTTCTAGTGCTCTAGAACTCGAAAATCAAAATCTTAAGGATCGGGTTAAATCTCTCGAAAATGAGATTAAGACCTCTAACGGAACGGGAGGGAATTAAATGACCGTAGCAGAACTTTTAGCAGTTGTAAGAACTATCGTGCAACCAATTATCATATTAAAAACCATGGGTGGGGCAATCTCTCTAGCAACTTCCTATATCCCTGGCTTCAGGGAAAAATATGCAGCGTTAACGCCAGTCCAAAAAAGTTTCGGTCAAGGGGCTTTCATAACCATTGTAACTTTATTGGTTGGTGTTTTCTCCTGGACTCATATTCTGCCAATTGTTCCTGATGACATTACTGGGATTGCTTTACTTGCTGTTTCTTGGTATGGCGCTATGGATACCAACCAGACAATTTACAATATGTCCACCCAGGTTCCAAGCGTCTTACTGATTAAAGAAGCTGCCAGAAAACAAGGAATTGTTGAAGCAAAGGTGGAAGTTAGTTCCGAAGGAAGTTAAATATGCCAAGACCAGCAAAAGTACCTGATCAGTCAAAGAAAAGGCGAGCCCCTGCTAAAACTTTTGAAGCTAGAGAGAATCAGTTAATAGCACTCGCAGTCGATTTGGCTGAGAAGCAACTTTCTGCAGGGACTGCCTCGTCACAAGTCATAACCCATTATCTCAAACTTGCATCCACCACTGAACGTCTTGAGAAAGAAAAATTAGCAATAGAAAACGAGTTGCTAAAAGCCAAAACAGAAGCTCTTCGATCTGCTAAAAAAGTTGATGAGATGTATGCTAAAGCGTTAGATGCTATGAAGACATACACAGGTCAACTATCTGAAGGTGGTGACTCCGATGACTCCGAGGATTAGATCTTATGGTGAATTGCGTAGACTTCCTAGTTTTATAGAAAGATACGAGTATCTACGTCTAATTGGAGTTGTCGGAGAGAGTACTTTTGGTTTTGACAGATATCTAAACCAAATGCTGTATAGTTCTAGAGAGTGGAAACGAGCAAGAGATTTTGTGATCGTAAGAGATGACGGTTGTGATCTTGGGGATTTAAATTATCAAATAAAGGGACGAATCGTTATTCACCATATGAATCCGATAAGTATTGATGATATTGAGAAGGCGAATGTTTCTATTCTAGATCCTGAGTTTTTGATTTGCACTTCTAATAATACTCATCAAGCAATTCATTATGGTAATAAAGATTTGTTACCACAACTACCTATTATTCGTCGACCAGGCGATACCTGCCCTTGGCGAATACCCAAATAAGGAGTTATAATGGCAAAAGTAAATATGCCCTCAAAACGTGTTACCCCTAAAAAGGTAGATGTAGTTGATGACGATGAGACTTCCGAAGAAGAAGTTGTCGTTAAGAAAAGCGATTTGGTCAAACTAGTCGTCGCTAATTGCAAAACTTTGAATATTCGCAATGCTCCTAGCAAAGAGTCGAATATTGTTCGAACTATTAAAGTTGGGACAGTTGTGTACATCGATCTCCTGAGTCAAGATACTAGTTGGCTCCATATTACTGGCTTTGGTGATTCGGATAAATTAAGTACCGACTCCAAACCTGGTTATATTCTCGCGGAATACACTAGCGAGGTGTAGTTATGGATAGCATTCTTGGCACGATCAAGAAAATGTTGGGTGTCGATAGTGCCGACATAGCTTTTGAGACAGATCTAATTGTTGATATAAACTCGGCACTAATGACTTTAAATCAAATTGGCGTTGGTCCTATCGATCCATTTTTTATAATGGACGGCAGTGCTACCTGGACTGATTTTCTGGGAACTTCCAACAAACTTGAAGCGGCCAAGATGTATATCTACATGAAAGTCAAAATCATTTTTGACCCGCCGACAAGTTCTTTCGTTCTAGACGCCATGAAAAATCAGATTACGGAATTGGAGTGGCGTCTTAACGTCCAGGTAGAAGGCAGTATGGCCGTGACTCCAGTGGTAGTGGTGGAGGATGACGATGATTTCTAGAGTAGAACATTCCGGCGTTAAAGGGATGAAGTGGGACAAGCGTAAAGAGGTCGATCTTAGTCCTGAGCGCCAAATCTTTAACCAGATTATGATGGGTCAGTATAAGGGGGAATTAACTCCGGAGGAACAAGCTAAGTTTGTCGCTGACCGATTTTCTCTAGAGCAAAAAGTTAGGACTGACGCCACTTCGGGGGGCAAAGATCGATATGAGATGTCTAACGATGAGTTGGATACTTTTATTAAGAATCTTGAAACTCCAAAAAAGAAAGTAAAAGAACTGAGTAAAAAGAAGGTTGCCTCGGGTAAGAAACGAGCAACTAAGATCATTGACAAAAATTCAAAAAAGAAGGTGCCAAGTGGATAACGAGATTAAACATGTCGGCGTTCTAGGAATGCACTGGGGTCAACATAATTCTGGATCTTCTAGTTCCGGTGGTGGAAAATCTAAATCGTCAAAACCAAAAGAAACTCCCATGCAACGATTGGTTCGAGAAGCACATCCAAAAAAATGGTCTACTGCTGGAAAGGTTGCCTATGGTGTTGGTGTTGGCGCTGGGATTTTATTAACACCATGGCCTGTAGGTTTGACAGTAGCTGTAGCATCAAGTGCATATTTGGGTCATAGGGCGGAAACTCAACATCGCGCTCAATTAGCTTTAGCTAAGATCAATAAAACAAAAATTAAGAACCTTCCGAAGAAGAGTGCTTACGAGGATCTTCAAGATGGTTTAAAATCTTTGGAAAAAAGTGGAAAAGGCAATAATGATGCTGCCGCCATTGCCTTATCTGTTAAATATGATAAAGCCAGAAAAGCAGAGAAACAATTATACGGAGCTAATGCTCCAAAGGACTAATCAATGGATAACCATATCCAACATATAGGTATTATGGGTATGCACTGGGGACAACGCAAATCTGAAAGTCCCGGAAGTCCATCTCATGAGAGGGCAATGGCTAATAGAAATCCATTTAGAACTTCTTTAAAAAATTATGGCGCATCAAGAAAACGTTTGAATTTGGAAAAAACGTACGAGAAAGTTCAGAAAAGAACTAGCGGTGCTAATAAAACCCTTGCTAAGAGCATGACTGACACGCAGATTAAAGAATTTCTTAAGAATCCGATTATGAAAGTAACCGTGAAACAAATTCAAAGAGACGAATTGGAAAGACGGAATGCAAAAATTGTTGGCGCTATGGTTGTTGGTTATTCTGCTTGGGCTTTATCTCCTGTTTTAAGTGTTGGAGCTAAGTATGTTCTGACAAAGGCCGTTGAAGCTAAACGTGCGGGACAGGTCGTAAAAGTTGCCAAAGATGTTTACGATATGGGTTGGAAGTAGGATACCATGGACGATAATAATTCTTTAAAACATGTCGGAATTCTTGGAATGCACTGGGGTCAACGTCGATCACATTCTGGACCTAACGGCGAAAAAATGACGTCGGTTCGTGGAAAAAGAGTTCCCAAAATGACGTCCGTCAGAGGCAAACCAGTCCAAGTCTATAATCGTAACCCCAAACTTCATGGTTCTGTAGATATTAAAAAAACTCTGTCATCGAGTAAAGATCTTTTAAAGACCAAATACTCGAATCTAAGCCCCAACCAGAAGAAAGGTCTTAAAATTGTTGCTGGGTTATCAATTTTGACAGCTCTATATTGGCCGACGGGAAAAAATCGTGGATTCTATATCGACGCCAAGTTTAAGGATGTGATCGCTAAAGAACTCCATGCTTAAATTTGGATAGTATTTAAGAAAGGAGGTCTAATGCAAAATACCTTGCAACACGTTGGTGTTCTAGGAATGCACTGGGGCAGACGTAAATCGGAAAGTTCTAGTTCTAGTTCCAGTTCAGATCACGTCAAGGCTCATTCGATAAAGAAAAAGCAGTTGCACGAGATGAGTAACGAAGAAATCCGGACATTGACAACCCGTATGCAACTCGAACATCAGTATAAAAGTCTTCAACCAAAGAAAGTTGCTACTGGAAAAAAGATTGCCTCAGCTACTTTAGGAAATTTTGGCAAACAGGCTGTCGGTTTTGTTATTACTGCTGCGGCTGTTGGTACAGGAAAGTATATTGTTGATAGAGCCATAGAATTTAAGCCGTTGGTAACATATCTCGTTAAAAGGTAGAGTATTATATGACTTCATCAAACACGGCTACGCCCAAGTATTACGGTGAGTTTCGTTCCAAAGTTTTAAAAGGTGAGATTCCCGTTTGCAAGGAAGTGTCGTTAGAGATGAACCGGATCGATCAACTAATCGCTAATCCTGGGATTTATTACGATGATTTGGCGGTAAAGGGATTCATTAGATATTGCGAAGACGAACTTACATTAACCGATGGATCAGATCTAAATCTACTTGACTCCTTTAAACTTTGGGCTGAGGAAATCTTCGGCTGGTACTATTTTGTAGAACGAAGTATCTACGAACCCAATCCTGATGGGCACGGTGGTCACTATATTAGAAAGATGATCCGCAAGCGTCTAATAAACAAGCAATATTTGATTGTTGGACGTGGTGCGGCTAAGTCTATGTATGCCTCGTGCATACAAAGTTTCTTTCTGAATATTAGCACTAAGACCACTCATCAGATTACTACTGCCCCTACAATGAAACAGGCTGATGAAGTTATGTCGCCTGTTAGAACTGCCATAGTAAGATCTAGAGGTCCTCTCTTTCAGTTTTTGACAGAAGGATCTTTGCAAAATACTACGGGGTCAAGGGCAAATCGTACCAAGTTAGCCTCCACCAAGAAGGGTGTTGAAAATTTCTTGACTGGATCACTCCTGGAAGTACGACCTATGTCAATTGACAAGTTGCAAGGTCTTAGACCTATGGTTGCAACAATTGACGAATGGTTGTCTGGCGACGTTAGGGAAGATGTTGTGGGTGCAGTCGAACAAGGTGCATCTAAGTTGGATGACTACTTGATCGTGGCTATCTCGTCTGAAGGTACTGTTCGTAATAGTTCTGGCGACACTATCAAAATGGAACTAATGGATATACTAAAGGGCGATTATATCAACCCACACGTGTCTATTTGGTACTACAAACTCGATGATGTCACAGAAGTTAATGATCCCTCAATGTGGCTGAAAGCCAACCCAAACTTGGGTAAGACTGTCACTTATGAGACCTACCAGCAAGACGTAGAACGTGCCGAGAATGTCCCATCGACAAGAAACGATATTCTCGCCAAGAGATTTGGCATTCCGATGGAGGGTTATACGTATTACTTTACGTATGAAGAAACCCTACCACATCGCAAGAGGGATTTTTGGTCTTTGCCGTGTGCTCTCGGATTTGATCTATCACAAGGTGACGATTTTTGTGCGTTTACATTTCTTTTCCCATTGGCAAATGGTTCTTTTGGCGTCAAGACACGTTGTTATATTAGCTCGTTGACACTTATGAAGTTACCAACAGCTATGCGATTAAAATATGATGAGTTTCTTGATGAAGGAAGTTTGCAGGTTCTAGATTGTACGGTTCTTGACATGATGGAAGTCTATGACGATCTTGATAAATTTATCGAGAGTTCCTCGTATGACGTCCGTACTGTTGGGTTCGATCCGTACAATGCTAAAGAATTCATAACAAGATGGGAAACAGAAAATGGTCCTTACGCAATTGAGAAAGTTATCCAAGGGTCCAAGTCTGAAACTGTACCGCTAGGCGAATTAAAGACGTTGTCCGAAGAACGAATGCTCATATTTGACGAAGTTCTGATGTCTTTCGGTATGGGAAACTCTGTAACACTTGAAGATACTAATGGCAATAGAAAACTCTTTAAAAAGCGATACGATCAAAAGATTGATCCAGTATCTGCTTTGATGGACGCTTATATTGCTTATAAAGCCCACAAAGATGCTTTTGAATAAAGGAGGTAACCTAAATTGGATAATGAAATTAAACATGTAGGAATTCTCGGGATGCATTGGGGCCAACGGAAGTCTGAAGATAGTGGAGTTTCCAAATCAACCAATAATCTGGCTAAGAAAGATGCCAAACGTTATACCGATGCCAAGATGTTCTATGACAAAACTGCCGGAACCAGGCGCAAACTCTTAAAGGCAGAACTTGATAAGAAAATTAAGAATGTGCCAGGATATGAGAAAGCATTTAACCAGCATCTGGAAAGTGTTGACAAAGCCAAATCGGCACAGAAAGCAGTTAGCGAGCGTAACCGAATTGATAATACCCAAAAAGGAAGATCTCTTCTAAAAAAGGTATTAGGTGTTACCGGATCATTAACTGTTGGTGTTGCGACGTTGGCATAGTCTGCTAATAAACCGGCAGTCGATGCTTTTGTTATTGGTCAATCAAAACGTTTGGTGAAAGATGCAGTTTATGTCTACAGACGTGCTAAAGTAAGTGGTTTTCATTAAATTCTAAGAAAATGGAGAATGGTAAATGGCTAAGAAATTTGCAACTTTTGCTCATGGTACTCCCGTCAATGCTGTCAATGCTACTAAGTTGTTGACCCTGACTGGTGTTGTGGTTGATGGTGAAAAGATTACCGTCGACAATCCTTTGTTCTCTGGTTCTGACGTGTACGAATTCCTGGCTGATACGGCCCAGACGAAAACCACGCCAACCAATAAAGCAGTCAGTATTGTGGCTAATACCACTAAGGCTACTGGCACTTTGACTGTGGCTACTCAACCAACCGCAGCGGATACCATGACGATTGGTACTAAGGTTTATACCTTTATCGCCAATAACGCCACTCAAGGCAATGGCAAGATCCGTGTTGGGACTGATTTGGCAAGTGCTAAGTTGGCCATCGTGGCTGCGATTAATGGGACTGACACCTTTAATACGGCTCATCCGTTGGTATCTGCCTCGGCTTTCGCAACCAACGATTGCACTTTGACGGCGTTGGTCGGTGGTGTTGCTGGTAATTCGGTAGCGACCACTGAGACCTTTACCGCTGTTGGTAATGTCTTCGGTGCTGCGACTCTTGGTTCGGGTGCTGATTGCACGGCTGCCAATGCTATTGTGGCTCTTCTGGCTGCTGCGACTGCGTCTAATACCCAGGGTGTTACTCTGACGGCTGGCGCGGGCACTACGGTTAATTTCAATGCCGATTATGCTGGGGCTGCTGGCAATAAGATTGTCGTTGGTAAGACTTTGGCTAATGCTACTTTTGCTGGTGGCGCTACTAAGTTAAGTGGTGGCGTTGACGGGACTGAGGGCGAACACGAGCAGATCATGCTCGATAGTTCCTATCTGTATGTCTGTGTCGATAAGAACACCAAAGCAGGTAAAGGTTGGAGACGTGTGAGTATTGGCTCAGCCTTCTAACCATACCAATCAAAATGGTAGGAGGTAATTAACTGTGCCAATTAATGACGACGATAATTTAAGACATGTTGGCGTACTCGGAATGCATTGGGGTCAGCATAAAGCCGAAGAAAGTGGAGGTGGTGGACGGTCTCGTTCGGGATCATCCAAACCTTCGGGATCTGAGTCTTCTAAGAAAGACAATATCTTCGATCCTAAAAAGTCAACTGTCGAGAAGAATGCTGCTATTCTTAAAAAGAATCCTAATGCTGCAGTTGTAAATTACGGGGCATTAAAAAAAAGTAAGTTAACACCGGAGCAGTTAGATGCGAGAAATAAAAAGATACGCAATATTGCGATCGGTGTCGGCCTCGGTCTTACAGTTTTGGCAGGTGGGGTTTTATACGCTAAGAATAAAAAAGCAGTTGATGGCGCGATTGGTGGTTTTTTACAGAAGTTCGGCAAGAAAAAGGTTAGCGATCTTCCTACAGCCTCTAATTTGGCCGATAAAATACTAGACAAAGCATCATCTCCGATATCTGAGAAAGAAGCAAGTATTTTTAAACAACTCGGAATCAAGAAGATAAAAACTCAACAAGATGCGGTTGCTGCTAATTTTGTAACCGCTTGGTTGGGACACGATGCTAATCGTTTTGCGGCTATATCGGATGATGCGTACAACGCGTTAGATGATGCTGATGTGGTTATAAAATCGGGTCAACAGATTAAACGTGTCACTAAGATAACGAACGAAGTGCTTAGAGATGGGGCTTATGTTAGTTTTGATCCTGACGACGTTAACCGGTACAATGCTTTTCTACCAGCTTTATGGAAAGTTAATTCGGGGGGAGCTTCGGCTAAAGTCTATGAAATGAGTATGGAGGCAGTTCACGATATCAAGTCTCCATCAGCTAAGAAACGAATAGATGTATTTGCTGATCTTCTACGAACTGATACTGATTTCCAATCCCATTTTATGGGTTTCAGTGCTCGTCATGATGACCCAATGGATTTTGCTAAAAAGAATTATAACATATTGGCAAGTGGTCTTGTGGATCATGATTCGGCAGTAACAAAAACATACATAGAAGAAATAAAACGTCGTGGTTATAATGCGTTGATTGATGACAACGATGCGGGTCGATTAGCCAAGTCTCCTTTAATTCTGTTAGATTCCAAGTCCGTTTTACAAAAAGGTCAAACCGAATTAACGAGAGAACATAGACTTGAGGCTCTAAATAAAATAAATCCTATGGCTGGCGAATCTTTAGCCACAACCGTGGATGTTTTAACTAGTCCTAGTCCAGAAAACGAAATCTATAAAATGTTTGGGATGAAGACTCCATCGTCAAAAGAATTTTTTGATACCTACTATGACGCTTTAACAAGACCACCATTCTAAAGAAAGGAGGTAGGATATTGGCCCCAACAATTTTCAACAGGCTACAACATGCCTGGAACGCGTTCCGTGACAGAGACCCGACGAATGCTTATCCATACGATATTGGACCAGGTTATAGTTTTCGTCCAGATAGGCCGAGACTTGGTCGGGGAAACGAACGATCGATAGTATCATCTGTCTATACTCGTATTGGAATCGACGTGGCAGCTGTTAGTATCCAGCATGTTCGGCTCGATCAAAATGGGAGGTACTTAGAGACTATCGACTCGGGACTAAATACCTGTTTGACCCTAGATGCCAATATCGATCAGACAGGGAGAGCCCTAATTCAAGACATCGTTATGTCGATGTGCGATGAGGGGTGCGTAGCTATAGTCCCTGTCGATACTACAGGTAATCCTGATCTGTCCGGTTCTTATGATGTTTTGAGTATACGTGCTGGACGAATAGTCCAGTGGTATCCCTACCATGTTCGCGTAAACTTGTACAACGAAAGAACTGGCCAAAAAGAAGATATAGTCCTGGCAAAAAGAGATGTCGCAATTATTGAAAATCCATTGTACGCTGTGATGAATGAGCAAAATTCTACACTACAGCGTTTAATTCGGAAACTTAATTTGCTAGATGCTATAGATGAGCAATCTGGTAGTGGAAAATTAGATCTAATTATCCAACTACCTTATGTTATAAAGACAGAAGCTCGCAAGAAAGAAGCTGACAAAAGGCGCAAAGATATCCAAGATCAGTTAAAGGATTCCCAATATGGGATTGCTTATACTGATGGAACTGAGAAAGTTACTCAACTTAATCGTCCGACAGAGAACAATTTAATGGCTCAAATCACGTTCTTGACTAGTATGTTGTACAGTCAACTGGGCTTGACCGAAACCATTTTTAACGGATCGGCGGACGAAAAAGCAATGATTAACTACTACAACAGAACGATCGAGCCTATTCTTTCATCCGTGACGGATGGAATGAAACGGCGATTTCTTACCAAAACTGGTAGAAGTCAAGGCCAGTCTGTTGTATATTTTAAGAATCCATTTGGATTGATTCCGACAAGTGAATTTGCAACTGCTGCAGATACTCTAAGTCGGAATGCCATTTTAACGCCCAATGAACTGCGTGCTGTCATGGGTTATAAACCTAGTGGCGATGGCGAGTCGGATGTCTTGAGAAACAAGAATTTGAATCCTTCTGGTGCTGTACCAAGCCCGGCATTATTGCCATCTGGTTTAGGCGCACCTAATACTACTAAAGGAGATACAACAAATGGCAGTAAAACAGGCGAACTACGA